TTGTCCCGAAATATGCTCGGGAAGTCGGTCGGCTTCCTTCAAATATCTAGACAAGATTTCGTTCGCGGCCCATCGAGAATATGAGTTTATGCTAAATCTTGTGCACGTTCCGCTCCCTTCAGCAAGTTGATCGATACTCGGCTCTGGTATGCATTCCTCGATGTAATCCTTTATAATGCGAACTACGCGGTCAGCTTCCATATCAACTCTCCTTTTGGAAAGAAAAGAGCCCTTGAAATAAGGGCTCTTATCTTTTGTTTACTTGAAATCGCGGTACTTCTCAAAAACGTTAACAACTTCCTTCTTAATCATAGCCTCCATTTGTTTATCGCTAATGACGCCGCCAACGACCGAAATAGCCGCTGAAGCGACAGTGACGATAATTCCTAAGGTCCTGAGTGTTTTGATGTCCATTGTAATCTCCTTTCGAATTACCTACCATTCCATAACATAATTTGCAAATTTCGCGACTAGTGGTGCCCATCAACTACAAGCTTCTCAAAAAGCAAAAGGCTATGAACTTTCCATAGCCCCTTGCTCGGTGGTATACCTACTTCCTAGGGAGCAGCTTGTTGACAAACCCCTTTCCCATAATCGTAGTAACGGTACCAGTCTCTTCGAACTTGAAAGACTTCAGCGTTCCCCAAATCGTAACTGCTACAGGCACTACGATACCAGCAACGCTAATGGCGTTCTTTGTGACTCGATCCTTTCGATCATCCTCCAGTTCCTCGACTTTCTTGTCGTTGTCGTTTCGGATTTTCTCAATCTCGATTGCGCGATCCATAAGCTGCGTAATACCGCGTACTGTCTTCTCGTACTCTTCGCTTCCTTCCTCCATGCTTCTCAAATATTCGAACTCTTCTTTGATTTCGTCCTTGAGTATGGTCTCGATGTCTACCATTTCGTTCCTCCTTTGAACGCTGGTTAATACCTCCATAACAGAAGTTGCTATTTACGCGAAATATAGCTTTCCGTGCTAACGTCGAGCGTGACATGCTGCTTCTTAGATACGGCTATAAGATCTTCCGAAAGTTCAAGAAACATGTACGGACCGTCGTACGGATCCGATGAATCAATTCTGAGAGTTCCCGAAATCGATTGATTATTTGAGCGCTTCCCAACGATGACTCCGGCGATGAACCCAATAATTCCGATAGCGATAGTGATAGCAAGTTCCATCTCTCCTCCTTTTTATATTGTTTTGACGAAAATTCCAACCGGGGAAATTTTACGATACAAAAATAGTATCTTTTTTCGGTAACCTGCGTGCTGGTTTTGATCAAATATAGGTATAAATACTCGAATGCATAATTCTAAGCCCTTAAAACGCCTTACAATAAGCCGTTTACCTGCGGTTTTATAAATGTAAAATAGTACGTTTTTAAAGCTAGATTAGTCATCTTACTTGCTCAGCCCCTCAATATAACGGCCACTAGAGCAACGGCGGTTAATAACGTTGCGATGTCCTCGTCTGAAATATGCTTCACACAAGCCTCTCCTCTCGAATCGAAAAATAAAAGAGGAGGATATAGGCCAAGCGTAAACCTATGTTTAAGGTAGCCTCGACTATCCTAATCGGCTACTCTCCTCCATAAAAGGAATTGTAATTTTCGCGAAGGACAAAAAAAAGAGAATGCGATTCAATCGTGGCCCTCCTCACGGATTAACACGCTCTGAATCATCCTTATCTTTCGACTTAGGTCCTTCCGTTATCATCATATTTAGAATTGCAATTTCTAAACTTAGACTTAGTGGTAATTCATTATTACACGCCAATATTCATTTCTAAATATTGGATACTTTCTATCATTCTCTTCATAATATATGTTGTAATTTTCGCGAAGGACAATTTCGTTCTTTGCTAAGTAGTCAGAAGAATCATCTATAATGATCGTAGTACATCTCTCGTCCGCATGGGATGTTCAATCATGACACTACAAAAAAAAAAGAAAATATCATGAAACGTTGACGTGCCAACGATAGGTAAGCCTCGTCTGTAAAACGCCCCATTTGTTATAGGCGTAACCGGGTTTTACTAGAAATGGCGTAGCGTCAACGTTTTTGCTATGCTTTGATACATAGAAATATCGCTTTTTACCGCCAAAAACCTATTAAAACTCTGTCGACGCTGTCAAAAGGACGTCAAATATAGCGTTATAAAACCGCAGGTAAACGGCTTATTGTAAGGCGTTTTAAGGGCTTAGAATTATGCATTCGAGTATTTATACCTATATTTGGCACTCTCGATAAAGGCCCGACATGCCACCTCCGATAACATGCCGGACCTCCCGAGATTTAGGGCCGGAATCGCCCACTATCAGAACTTTCCAGCGTTAATAGCCTTCTGCATAGACTTAACGGTATTGCTCGGACTCCCGAGGAACCCGTCGGCGTTGAATCCGTAATGGCGCTCAAGTGCATTGATAGTCTTAGCACCGACGATTCCATCTGCCTCGACGCCAAGAAGCTTCTGCATCTTGGTGATAAGCTGTGATCCCACAGGATGCTTGACCCACTGCCATCCTCCGGTGCAGGCTTTTAGAATTCCACGGTTCTGGACTTCCTGAGAAGACACAATACCATCGCGCGTGGTCCCAAGAATATCCTGCAATCCAAGTGTGGTCTCAGCGCCCCAGAAGCCATCGACATGGACACGACCGGCAGGATTCTTGGTGGATGACGGCACTTCGATGCCGCTATACCTAAGGATGCAGTTCCAACCGTGCCTATAATCATAAACACGGCGTTCGTTGGTCTCATAGCCCGTCTGGTCACCAGCGCGTCCGCCGCTCGCCTTACCACGCTCGTCGATTGACGCCTGAGCAATGATGGCATTGCGACCGTGTCCAGAAATAACCATACAGACGTGGTGCGTATCATTAAGCAGAATATCACCAGGCTGAAGAATCCCGAGATCAGGAGCGAGGCGACGCCATCCGCGAGACGTCAGGTTGGCAGAAAGGTTGCCAGTGTAAGTCGCACTACCTGTATCGAATCCTCCCTGCTTGAGTGCCCAAATCACGAGCGCCGAGCAGTCCGTCTCGCCACCGTCGTAGATGTTCCAGCGCTGGAACTGGTCATAGCCGACACTCCAGACGTGACAAGCCTTGTCCATGGCTGCAATGGCCTTGCTAATACTTGGCATGATTGACCTCCAAAATATCATCGTCCTCATAAACATCATGCTCCACGTGCAGGCACCTGGGACACTGCCAGTCCTGCCGCATGGGGCGACTTTCCTTGCGTCTTACCTCGACCATACTCGAACCACACATGCAGCACATACGCAGGGTTGGCATCGGGCTAGGCCTCATCATTGGCTTCTCCCCCATCCTTCGTATCGGTTTCCCTCAGTGTTTCCATAAGCACTCGAAAAAATCGCTTGTCACCAAGCTCCGGGTCGAGCTTCACGACGTTCTCCATGCAGCTGACGGCCTCGTTGATGGCGAGGTACACAATCATGGCCGTGGTGACTGGGGCGGTGAAGGGCATGTCGATGCCGCCGAGAAGCATACCGTCCAGCACGTCGCCGATAACAATAACGCCAATCTCGCCAGTCTTGTGCCACATCCCCTCTCGCATCTTTGATGACTCAACGGTCTTACCCTTTACTGCTGCCGCGTATCCCAGAAGAATATCCAGTATCATGAGAAAGCAGAAGGCCGTGAAGGCCACCTGCGCAACCGCATTGTCTCGGAGCGGCCGCACAAAAACATCAATGAAAATAGGTGGTTGCATACGTAAACTTCTTTCTACTCGGTTGTCTTGTCTTCGGTAGTGCTGGTGCTTGTCGTCTCGGCAGTGTCACTGCCAGCCACGCTAGGCGCCTCTACCGGCTTTGCGAGTCCCTGCACGACGCAGGTCTCGTACACGTGTCCGGTGGTGTCGGCGAGCATGGCCATGTCGCTGGCGAGCTTGTCACTGACGGCTCCGTAGGCGAGCTCCATGTGATAGGCGCTTACGGCCTTCTGGTACTCGTCGTGTACCGTCATCGCAGCATTGACCGTGCCATCCGGCTGGGTCTGTGAGACTATCGTCATGTACTTCATT